GAAGGAAAGGCTGTGTCACCCTACATGAAGATTAGTTACGAACATGGCGGAGCGTTTCTAGGCGATGTCTTATTATATGATCAGACAAGACAGCTCAAGAACGCAGTGTTCATTGGTAACATACTGTCAATGTTACGTAACTCTGACTCTCCTGAGTATAGCATTGATAGTGCAAGAAAAGATCGAAGCACATGCAAGCGTCCATATCCAGGTTTGTCATGGAAGTCTCAGATAGATGTGTATGGCAGTTCCCCTATCTACGCTGAACTATCTGACCTTCGAGAATGGCATTGGTCACGAGCTTTCGGTTTCTCGTATAGAGCTATGAGGGAGGCAGAACTCAAGCGAGATTCAGACGCGCTCGCTGAAGCTTTAATGCAACCTCGTCTGTCAGATGGACTAAGATACTCGGATCTGACCCCAATTGAACTTGATGTGCTCAACAACCCTGATAGGATTCATTTTAAATACTCGCCATCTGATGTAAGACCGAGTGTTTTAGAGTTGATCACTACAGGATTACCAATCGAGGATGTTGAAGGTTACGTTAAACAAGTAACTGGACGCAACTTTTTATCACAATAACGAGGTAATTATGACAACAAAGAAGAAAGAGACAACGATTCCGGTCGTTGTTCCAAGCAAGAGCCAGATTGCTGAATTCAAGGCGAAGATGGACACTATGTTAGGTGTAAACCTACTTGGTAACTCAATTAAATCAACGGTGTCAGAGAGTGACATTCTTGAATTTTTGACAGACTGCGCTAATGTTTTCTCCAATGGCACGTTGTTAACGAAATCACTATTCGACTGGTCACCAGGCAAGAATCGTGATTATCATGGAAACAATGTGCCCAGCAGATATGGACATAAAGTGCACTGGCCTTATCCAGATGGTATGTCAGGCATCACCATCATTATTGGTGGCTCTGGAGCGGGCAAATCCGAATACATGTGGCAGGTACTGCAGCCTGACGTTGTCATTCGGTACGGCGAAGCATACGAGACGTGGGATAGACAGCCTAACGTTGTACACGCAAACTCAATTATCACAGCGATTGAGCTGGCTATAGGCTACAGTCTCCTTGGATTGACTGTAGGCATAGACTCATTACGTTACGCGGCTTATACTATCGAAGGCCCTGCTGGACCAAAAGGTATAATTTCGACTCTGTTCACTATGTTAACGGACTTGAGTAATTTAGTTGCAGTAAGCGGAGCTAACATTCCTGTCATCTTTAATCCAATGGTCTCAGATGAAGCCATGGATATACTATACGACAACGGTGGTGGCTCATGCGCTGGTGTTGTACAAGTCAAAGATCGAGTCGCCATTCGTGGTCTTATGCGTACGTATAAAGGTAGAGAGGACATTTCCAACTCGAAGGCTGACAACTCAGCTTTTTCGCCCTTGCAAAAGCTCGACGACCAGGGGCACGGATCGACCTTTGATACCTACAAAGGACATAACGAAACGATTCGCATATCGCATCGCGATTCAAATCCACCTGAACGTCTTGATGATACAGTCCATGGAACGGACTTTGGACTTACCTCCACCTTACCGAAAAAGAGCTAAGGTAAACATCAACGTTTGAGAACTAACACACTTCACAACAAAAGGTAAACACATGCAACATAAAATCAAGATGTTAAATTCAAATTCATTTGGATTAACGCAAGCTAACCTAATGGCGAACCTGACCGGCGTTTCTACTCCTCCGGATGCAATGCAGGCGTTTCGATTCACCAAAACAATGATGGCCTCAGTGTCGGGCGACACACTGTATGAGATGGGTAGAGGCACAATGGATTCGAATCTCATTACAAGGGTAATGATGGATGAGGCCACAAGGGATCCAGAGTCTATGGCAGCTTTCCCTGAAATTGTCGCGAGATTCAGAGAGTACATGATCAAGTGGGCGTATGATCAGACGAACTTCCTAAAGATTATGACATACTTCCTAGGTGGTAACACACGGCCAATGGCGTCCTTCAAAGTCAACCCTGTAACACCATCTCAACTCAGAGAGCAAGTTGTGAAAATCGAGGCGGGCGACGAGATCTTTATGGACGTCTGGACAGACTTTCTTGTGTCTGTTTTTGGCAGATTTGGATGGATTCAGCAAGACATGACATCAACTTACATCCTCCAACGCGGTAATTTGTTCCCTGACTACAGTGATCTGGTTAGCTCGGTGGCAGCATACGACCTTCGACGGATGATCGACTCGCTAGCTAGCATTGATTTGTCGTTGGTAGCTAAAACGCTTGAAGGCGATAAAGCGCGTAACATATCCCCTGGTTTGATAGCAGGTCAACTTGCATCAGGTGTGTCGCTGGCTATACAAAGACAGAAAGGTGCTATGATGCCTAATGAGATCGTGGACTCAGTATTGACGGTACTGAGTTACGTATGGACACCTGGCCTTCCGGAATCTATGGGTGTTGAACGCTCTTTCCTGGAAAGTGACACCGTTCAAGAGCTAGCAACAAACCTGGCACTGTTCAATGTGTATCAGCAACGCGTTGCCATGCGCAGCTCGAAGCTAAAATTGCACTACTCTGAAAGCATAATGCGCAGCGACGTGATGGGGATATTCAGAGAAGCAATGACAGAGCTCACCCCTTTCAGAACTCGTCTGATTAATGATGTCGTTAGTCATATTGGCATGCAGTCGGTCACAAATTACGACACACAGCCTGCAAACATCATTCTCTACGAAGAGTTGTCCTTTGACTCAAAGATCACAGTATTCGATCCAGTCGTTCAAGGCAAGTCATCTAACCATCGGATTCTCATTATTGAGCCAAATTTAAGCTTGAAAATGACTTCCGCAATTGCCCCGATTGATAAGGAGCTATCGCTCAAAAGCTTGGTATCAAACCGAATAGCTGCGGCCGAACTCGTTGCCAGCGACAAACGCATTCCAAAAACTGGCGCGGAGTTTGAGTTCATTGCTCCAACGATAATGCACACGCTGGCTGTCAACGGGCTGAGTGCAAGTGATTACGCAAAGGTTATCGCTAATCCCAACAAGAAGACAGCAAAGGATATCGAGAACTTCGATGCTCTGTCTCGTGTGATGTACGACGAGTATTGCATGTTGGTGCACTATGCGACTTACAAGTACGGTAGCACACTGATCGCTGCAGTCGAAGGTGCAGCAGAAGGCTCGCAAGATCTAGCAATCATTTGGGAAGCGACGACTCATCTGGTTGTACCGATTGGCCGTTCTGCAATTAATCAGGGTCGAGTTTTATCTGGTGAACCGATTGAGGCAATAGCTTATTCAAGCCACACAGAGCCCCAGACTACATTGAATGTTAGAGGGATCCAGTTGATGGATAATCCCAACACAATTCATAAGTGGCCATGGCACTCTGCTTCTCAATCAATCAGCTATGACAATACTTACCAAACAGCAATTGCTGGTAATGAGTACAGTGTCAAGATCAATGATCGACAGATGTACGGAACTCTGTTCCAACGATTCCAGGCAAGGTTTATGAAGAACGAGTACGCGAGAACTTTGTCGCAGTACTGGTTCGACGATACCTTGGCGGAAATCGATAAGATGTTTGCGCTGAAAAACTCGAGCAAGGACGAGGTGACTCGTATAGCGATCGAGGGACAACTTGATCAGTACACAGTACTACTTGCGTCTAAGTTACGTCGAATTGGTTCAACGGTAATCGGTAAGAATATCGAGGCTCATGTATCTGACGTAATCCAGTTTGAGATGTATGATGATGGTAGTATTGACTACTACTCTTCGATGAAAGCTGGCGTACAACTAGTCAGTCTGCAGATCTGGGCTGGTTTTGTTACGCTTGAAGCGTTAAGGATTGTCGACAAGAACACATTATCCCGTGTGAACGAGCTGTTCAAGAAGACTAATACAATCAGTCTCCTTGCTTCAACTTATTCCGATATGGTGTAATAGTGACGTGCATTTCCTGTGAGAGGGAACTGAGTAAACAGTAAATCTACGGAAAGAGGGTATTGGCCTCTTTAATCGCATAAGCGATGCTCCTTCGGG